TTTTTAGCTTGCTCTAAGCTTGTTATATTGTTTTGTTGTTGTATATTAGCGAGTGCTTGCTGTGGGTTTGTTGCAAAACTTCTTTCTGCTCTAGCGTCGTTTCTTTCGTCTCGACTTCTGGTCATTTCCAAATCAGCCATTCTTGCACTTTCATTGTCTTGTGCTATCTGCAATGCTTTGGCATTTAATCTGTCAGCGCCGCCATTTAGCCATGCATCAGCTTCGTTCGCTTGCATTCCGTTAAAACTTCCGTATTGGTCTTTCACAGCAACCATTTCTTTGTTTATAGGGTTATCATACACTCCAACTTTGGTAGCCTTTTTATTAGCTTCTATGATTGCTCTTTCTTGTTCATAGGTCATATTCTCACTCCTTTTAGAGTAAATTAAAAGGAGAGGTTTCCCTCTCCCGCGTTGTTAAATTATTCTATTGTTGTTTTCTATAACTGCTAAGTAACTCCTGATATGTTTTTTCGGGTACTAGTCTAACGTTTTGATTACAAACTTTGATTCTTACATGCTCTAATATTTTAGACCAGTCATAAGCTCTTATTAATTTTAATAGCTGTTCATCATCAAGATGTAAATCAACTAATTCACCGCCATACAAGTCAGACCTTTTATTAGAAGGTACATTATTTAATGCTTGTTGAGAAATAAGTTGATAATCACCCAACAAAAGCTTTTCAAAAAAGATCGGGAAATGTTCAACTGCTTTATTTAATACTGTAGCATCAATTTCATAAGCGCTTAATCCTTTTGGAATGTCGTAAATAACTTGTTCTATTATATCCCCAAGGTCTAGCTTTTCATGAATTAGATGGTACGTAAATCCCCATTGCGCGGTATCGTTCCCTAAGATATGAAAAGATGGGGCAGCACTTCCACGATGCCAAAGAACTGGTGCACCATGAAAGTTTACAATGCCTTTAGTAAAAAGCTCTATATGTTTCTTCTTAAGAATGAAAAAATTACTTAAAGACAAACCAAAATCAAATGTTCCGGTTAATTCATCAGGGGAATGCAAGACATTTAAGCTATTTTCTTGGCAGTATGGCACAACAACATCTTCCTGCCCTTCAATATAAAAAGGGTTCTTTGAATTGTCACAAACAACAACTGCCTTTATATTTACCATTCCTTTCAAATGAAAGGGAATTACTTGTTCTAAAAAAAGCTTTCCAACGTAACTGCTAGCAAAAATCACTATATCCACATAAATTTCCTCCTTTTGCGATTAAATCTTTGTTTCTATATAGTGTTTAAAAACTCCTGCTTTTTATGTGGTTTTAATTGGAGTTTTTAAAGTATAATTGCTAGCTACATTGTTTATGAAAGCATCTTTCGTTTAAATGCTTCAAGTATTATCATTTGTAATTCATCATAGCGCACTTGCCAAATTTCATTTAACTCTACATTGTCAATTACTTTTGCAACTTCATTTCCATTTTCATCGTAGAATTTATTTACACATATTGCACCGAATGTTTCTAAGTCAACTCCATGTTTTTCAAATACTTGCATGGCATCTTGTGCTATTACTCCGTAATGCCATCTAGCAGAATTACCTTTTTTGTCGGCTGCTTCTTTAAATTTGAATTTTACTATACTAAGTTCTAAAGCTGCATCACATATATTTTGGGGAATGGTTTCAATCATAGTCTTTAAATTTTTATCAGAAGTGTTGATAGTTCCAGTTGCCGCGTAAACTACACTCCATCTGTAAATATCTAAGCCTAGTGATTGTGCATTGTCTGCACCTGGCGAAGTTGTTGTTGACCTAATTTGTAAAGCTGCTGTTCCATTTGTTCTCACGTCAATAGTTTTACCATCAATCGCAAGGTCTGATATAACCTCAGCATTATCTACAGCATCAATTACAGTAACTATATTTGGAGTTATTCTTAGGTTGTATGTTTCAGCCGGACCCCAAAATCTTACTGGTCTCGTTAACCCTGCTGCGCTTACATTTAATGCAGCATCAGATTTTAGTATTTTGGTATTTACACCCATATTGTAATTTTCTAAGGTGTGATATTCCATTTTTAATTTAGGTGCAAGTGCAAATGTATTGGTCAAGAAATAAACATTAGTTGTTGAGTTCGCAATCCTTTTTCCGTTTGCGTTCCTAATATTCATTATAGTTGTTTGGCTAGCAGAGTGGTTTTCCACCAATCCTATAGCAGCATCATTTATCAGCAATGCGTTAATTTCAGAACCAAGTAAAGCATTGTTAGTGTAGGTTATGCCTGTTGTATCGGATTTTAATAGATAGTCATAAGTACCAAACACTTTAAAATCGTATTTGTTTTCTTGCGAAGCATCCGTGGATAGTCCAAAATACGAAGGGTTTAAATCTATTACAGCACCACAACTACCTAATATGTCTATGTTGTCAAAAGTACATCTGCTATGCCTACCTCTTATAATGGAATCAACTGTACTTGCGTTGATGATTCTTCCATTTATAAAGTGGCAATTATGTGTTCTACTAAATACGAATACTCCGTCTATACTTCCGCAATTTTCTACTATAAAGTTTGTAACCATTACGTCATGTTCTAAACCATATATGTCTATTCCGTTTGTTTGAGTAAATATGCTAAATTGTCCGCAATCTTTTGCATAAATATTATTAAATCTTGCTGTTACTTTACCTGCGTGTGCCATATCTCTAACACTTGATAATGCTTTACCGCAATTTTCTATAAATGTACCATCTGCAAAGAAGTTCTTTACTTCATACGCTTCGACTTGGAAAGCTTTTCCGCCACTTTTAGGAGGAGCAAGGTTACTAGCGCAATTCTTAATATGACCACCGTATACACGCATTATTCCGCAATCACCGCACGATATACCGTTTTCTCCAGCTTCTGCGTTATTATTTCCATCAAGCAGAGGATTAATAATAGTAATATCTGTTGCACCAGGCTTATTAAATATCATTGTACCAACTGAAGTATAAGAAGCTAATTTAAAATAACTTTTTCCTTCAAATAAAAGAGTTGTATTGGAACCCACAAAAACCGTATCAGTTATCTTGTAATCGCCAGAAGATGTAGGAGCTACAACCACTCCGCCAACAGTTTCAGCATAATCAAGTATAGCATTTATTGCCACTGTATCATCGGTTGCAGTTGAAGCATCTCCCACCCAATCACCTTTAGCTGCGACCATAGGAGCTAGAGGTGGATTTTTAATACTTATAAAGTGCGATTTACTAGCTAAGTGTGCATTAACTGTTGCTGCTAGCCCTGGGTCACTTGCTGTAGGCGCTAGACCATTCCAAGTGCCTGTGAAATCTCCTGTTGATGATAGTTTTCTATTATTTGTAATCTCACTCTTTGATGTGAATTGTGCTTCTATTTCATCACATAAATTAGTGGTGTATGTTTTTGTATCGCTTGCTAATTTATCGAAGTTTTGTTTTAATGCCGTTCCTTGCCCTTGCACTCTGTTTGCTAATGATTGTATTGTATTTGTCACCCATGATGGTCTTGTAAGGCTCATCGTATCATCTCCCTTTATATTTCGCCTTGTACTTCTGCGTTGACTAAGAAATCAAGTATTATGCATGTTTCGTCTAATTCCGCATTTTCAAATCGGTATTGTATATATGTGTAATCGCCTGATGTGAATGGCATTGCGAACGTTTGAGGGTTTCTATTAGTAAGAAATGAGAAATCGTCAAAGTCAATATTGTCAAAGTCTATAAGGGCATACTCAGCGACTTTCTTGACCAATTTCCATTCTGTCTTTTTGTTAGTTCTAAAGTATATCTTTAGAGAAGTTCTACTATCAGGAAGTAAGCCCAAATATATTGAATCACTTGACTTTATCATGTGCATAGCACCATAAGCATTAAATCCTGTATCAATCTGTGCTGTGATTATTTCTCCGTTATCGTCAGTACCTTCCATGCGTTCGATAGTGCCCTGTGAGCCATAATAAACAACTCCGTCAATATCTAAGAAGCAAGTACCGCCGATATTATCAAAGGTGTACATAGTGTTGTTGCCATAGTTCCAGATATAAACCATATCATCTACATTACACCAATATTCTTTTTCACTTTGATAGTCGAATGTTACTGCTGTTGTAAGGTCTATAGCTGATAATGAGCTTCTTAACCTCTCGCTAATTACATCTGCGTTTCTTTCGTCTTTTACAGTTGTACTTGACCACAACCACCACGATTTACCTTGTATTGATAATGGGCTGTTGTTGACTATTTGCACGCCATTAAAGGTGATGTTGCCAACGTCAGAACGTAGATTCTTTACTGGGTAATCCCATGTGCCAGTGGCTGCAATGTATTCTGCATAACTGAAATGCGTTTCTCCCTCTTTGAATATGATCTGGTAGTTTGCATTGTTGGTTTTAATATCTGTTATTGCTGAATCATTTGTCCCTACATTAGTAAGGTTGGTTAAAGGAAAATAGCCAGCATTAAGAGTGCCACACCATCTACGAGCATTTTTAAAGTCAGGGTGTCCCCATATGAATATTGATGTGTCATTTCCTACACCAAACTTAGTAGCAAAACGATTTTTCTTCACTAGGTTTGCATGGGTAGCATCTGTTTTAGTCCATGTTGCTAATACAACTTTATCGTCTGCAAGAGCAGGAGAAAAAGTGAACTTTCCAAGCGTTAAATCCGTTGTAGTTGGTGCTGTAGCTACTCCATCTACGGTAATTGTTCCAAAACTATCTATGTTTTGTTCTCTAATGAAAAACTCTGTATCTGTTCCGTTTGCAATGAATTCCTGTTTCTTTTCTCCGATTAATAGATTTATAGGTTCTGCATCAGTTCCACCGCCTGATGGTGGAGTTGCTTCTGCTATTGTAGGCACATAAGGCACTACATCTTGAAAGGTTGTTCCGTCATACTGTTTGTAGTCTGTGCCGTTCATGAAATACAGCTTTGATTCAAAATAAAAAATACTCGTCTTAGCATCTGTCATGGTGCCAATCTGAGTATTTATTTCTGTTGCAAAGTTATATTCATAGACCTTGCCATCATTACAGGATATAAGCACATTCTTACTTGCAATTGTACCTTCCCACATGCCCTGTATATTCTTTGCGTTAGCATAATTTATAAATGTTTTATGCCCTTCTCGTTTCTTAGGATGAAAGTCTTTTGTGATTCTATAGTTTACTTGCCTTAGTGCTTCGCCTAACTTTAAGCCTGTTAATCCTACTGCTTCGTTAGTTCCTAGCCATGCTTTTATTGCGATTGGATCAGGGTTCTTGCTTGGTGTGTATCTAGCCATTATCATCACTCTCCGCATAAGCATCTGTTATAGGTACAGCCACGGCTTTATTTTTGCAAGTTGATTTTAATTGCTCAAATTTATCTTCAAAGAATGTTACTAGATCCTTTTTCTTAAATGGTGCTAATCTTGCAGCAACATAATAAACAATTGCTTGATCTGCTTTATAATTAACTTCCGTAATATCTTCTATATCCGTTATTGCGTTGGGTTCTTCTTTAGCTAAATTCATTCTAGCCATCTCATATAATTCTTTATGTCCCATATCTATCAAAGGTATAGCTTTTTCTTGCATATCGATATAATCAGGCTCAGGTATCTGTACTCCATCCTCTGTATATGTGTTTAATAATGCTCTGACTTTTGAAAATATACTTCTTGCTGATTCCGCCATTTAATCACCTCCTAAAACAAAATAAGCGAGGAAGATTGTTAGTCCCCCTCGCTATGGTGAAGCAAGTTACTGTATTTCAGTTATTTTAGTTATTAGAGTCTCCTTCTTCATGGTATGCGCTGATTTTATGCCTAGCTCTTTAGCCTTTTCTCTCAATGCAGCTAGTTCTTCGTCGTGTTCTTCGATAGGTTCAAAACCATTGCGTTCCGCTAAAGAATGGGTTGCCGGATTATCAAGTTCTAGTAATTCACCAGTTTCTTTATGTTTAAATATCATTGTCTATACCTCCTATGCTATTTTATGGCAGTACAATCCATCTTTTTTAGTATCAAGAACGAATGCATCATATCTGAAACGCATATCAATTTGAATACCGCTGATTCCAGGAGGATTGTCATGTATTTTGTAATCTTCTAGTTTCTTAACTCCAACTGTTACTGATGGGTGACACATAACAAACGCTGTGTTAGCAGGTAAATATGAAGATGGTACTGGAACTAACTTAACTCCATCTACTTCTCCAACTTGACCATTTATTAATGCCTTTTGACCTAAGTCAGAGTTTTTAATAAATGCAGTATCAAGTTTTATGAATTTGTAGAAGGAATATGAACAATAACAAATTCTACCTTCTAGTGGCACTTTCTTGTTGCCGAACCACTCTGTAGCTGTCAATAAGCTTGAATAAGCATTTGAAGCTGTTATTGCTGTTGCTGCTGTTACTGCTGAGTTTGCTACTGCTGCTGTAACCATTGCTGCAAGTCTGTAGGTGTCAACCTCTGGAATGTATACTTCGTTTATTTGTCTTGAAAGTATCTTGTTGCCTTGTGCTGTAGTATTAGTATCATCTAGTGTCTTTCTATCTACTGTGATTGTTGCTGATCTATCCTTTGCTACTGTCATATCTTGCTTAGTGTTTTGTTGCTCTGCTGCTGTTCCATATCTTGCTGCACCTGTTAGAGTGTAATCAGATAATGCAGTTGTTGGATAGCTGTAAGCTGTTACTGTAGAAACACCTGACCATTCATAATCTGTATTTACCGCTGCTTCTGTAAGGGATTTTAATTGGAATCTTTCTACTACCTTCTTGTCAAATTTTGATGCGTAATTTATAGCCATATTTTATCTCTCCTTTAATCGTCAAAGCCTGCGAAGTCGGAATCCTCGATTTCTTTGCTGCCATGTGCCGTCACCGAACCGACGGGAGCCTTCTTCGCATTCTCTGCGTTCTGTTTTAATAATTTAATTTCGTTCTTTAATTGTTGGTTTTCGTGCCATGCCATAGCATCTGACAATGATTTCCCCGTCTTTTCCCTGCGTTCCCAGACTTCCTTTGGTATGGAGTCAGCTTTAACATCAGGGTAATTCTCGAAAAATTCATTGAATTCTTTTTGCTGTTTTTCCTGTTCAGCTTTGGTTTGCTGTTCAGTATTCAGCCTTGTTTCTGTTTGATTAGCTTTTTGCTCTACCCTATAAAGTCTTTCTGCTATTTCGTAAGGCACGTTGTCTTTTTCTGCTAGTGCTTGTATCTCTGATTGCTCGTCGGCTTGTTGCCAGTGCTGTACTATTTGGTCAACTGTCATGTTGTTGGCTTTTGCAAGCTTTTCAACATAAGCTAATGCAGGAGATTTTTCTAAACCTTGCAATTTTTCTTGAAGCTTGTCGTAGTTCTTGCCCTTTTGCGCAAGTTCTGTAATTGTAGGCAAGTCAACTTCTTCTTCTTGGTGGTTGTATTTGATTTTGAATTTTGGTTCTGTCTGTACTGGCTCTGTGGAATCAACCTTTGGTGTGGTTGGTTCCTCGATAGGCTCTGTTGCAATGTCATCTATCTCTGCCGATGGTGTGGCAGTTTCATCTAAAACTACATCTGAGAAGTCATCCTCCCCAGCAAATAGTTGTAGATCAATTTTAAATTCATTCATGTTTTGTTCTCCTTTCGCTATGGTTGGCGAATAAATTTTGGCATAATAAAAGCACCTCTTGCGAAGTGCGGACAAGAGCCGTTTTAAAGGCTCTATAAGACATTATTTTTATTGAGGCAATGTATTACTATTACCCCGTTGTTGCATCATTTGCTGTACTTGCTTTTCCATCTTCTCAGGCGGCATACTTTGAAGTTGTTTTTGTATCTCAGGTGGTAATGTTTCCATGAATTGCGCCATCTTTTCATATTTAGCTTGTTTGAATTCTTGCATCTCTGCAGATTGTTCCATCTTTTGTTTAAGCTTATCAATTAGTTCTTCATTCTTATAAGCTTCTGGCAAACTTTCGAGGTATGTTATCATATCGAATAATGGATCATGCATGCTTAATAAATTATCTAGCATTTCAACCAGAGCTTCTTCTGACCAATAAGTAGAAGGGCCTACATCACACTTAACATTCAGCCACATATTTTTAAATACACTAAAATCGAATATTTCAACAACCTTTTGACCATCTCGGGTTATTACTATCGGTCTTTCTTTATAGTTAGTACCCATCATATCAATTAGAATTCTGCCTATATCCTCTATCCACTCATACATATTAGATTGTGGATTGTCTAAAGGTATTGAGGATTGCTTTACTGTGATTGCTATACTTCTTCCACTTGCTTGCTCTGGGTTTACATTGCCTAACATACTGTCGTTAATGCCCAATGTTTCTTTAAGGTATTGTATGGCTAGTTGTATTACTTGCACTATTTGTGCCGACATTTGAGATGGTTGCATGTAAGCTGCTACATTATTAACAGATTCACCGGGTTCCATGTTTTGAAGTCCTATTGCTTCACCTACTCCATCATCCCAAGTCTCGATTGCATCTGCATTGTAAATTACCTTTGGAAAAGCTGTTTTATCTAAGTGGAACATGATTTTTGCAAACATTCTATTGATAAATATCTGAGTAGGTATGATACCAAAACAAGTACCTCTGCCATGATAGCAATTCTTTTGTTTTTCCCAATTTGCCCATGCCACAGGGTAGTAACTCAATTCTGTATCTATGTCCCTATAGATGTATGCGCCCTCGGTACACTTGCTTACAAATATTGTTTTTGTTTCCGGGTTGTATTTATATAGCAAGAAGTATGTAGCCTTTCCATTGTCATCAGCTTCTAATTCTATCTTTGCACTATCTCCGGCTTCATAGTTGTAGTTTTGATCAGATGTGATGTTTTCCTTTTGATTGTCTTTATACAGCTCTGCTTCTGCTTTTAAGTTCGCTACCATATCTCTACCACTTATACCTACATATGGCTGCGTCTTAGTATCAATGCGAGGATTGTTGGCATTTCCCAGGAACACATTCGTTCCATCTACTAACTCAAAGCATATTTCACCTTCTAATTGTTCATACATTGGATCTAAAACCTTAAACGCACCGCCGTATGGCTTAGCTGTACTGTCCCACCACATATGGGCGCACGCATCTCCCATAATTGCGCCATCAAAACAAGCATCTCTATACCTGTTCTCCATCTTAAATTTTTCAAATAGATTATCAATCTCGGCGCTTGCAATTTTGCTTGCTTCTGTATCAGGATTATCATCATCTTCGGCATATGCTAGGGGTTCTAGTTTTAACTTAACCTTACTAGAAGTCATAAATGCTACAAAATAGGTTATAACTCTTTTAATGTAATTGAATACCGGAGCCGGAAAATCTTCGCTCTCTAGGTTTCTCCATTGCTTGTCATTAAAGAAGTCTATTGAGGTATTAACAGCATCGTAATAGTTTGGCTTTAACCTATTGTTGAACTTAATACCATCCTCATATTTCTTCCAGTCATCTGTCTTAGTGCCTGTGTATTTACTCACTTACTCACCTTCTTTCCCATTGCAGTATTAATGTCATAGTTTAAAATTGCTTTGAAGGCTTTTTCCTTCCGTTCTATCTCTAGCTTTTCATCTGCTGTCAATGGCTTTATAGTTGGCTTTGACTTCTTGCCTAGCCTGTAACCTATATAACCACTTCCACCAAGGGCAATAAAAAAGAACAACATTGCTGTTGCTCCTATTAGATAATTCATTTATTCACCTCTATCCATGAAATCCTTTTGGTACTTTAGTCATACTCCTAATATCTTTTGTGTACTTTTGCTGTGGTGTTAAATCTTCTGTAGGTTCTGCTGTAGATGGTATATCTGCGCTATAGTACATAAATCTATTTAAAGCTTGTGACATAGCATCTACCATATCATCATGCTTGCCATTAGGAAATGCGCTTGCTTGTTCTACAAAGTCATTTACCCACGTTGCGTTTTGTGGTAAATATACATTGCCACTCTCTATTGCATGAGATACAGCGTTAACTCTTGCTACTTTACCACCTTCCGGTTTGATTGCTATTATACCTGGTATCTCTCTGCGCAAAACTTGAATGGTTGCGGATCCATTTGCTTTATCTTCTATTAATATTCTACCCATCTTAGGATACTTAGCTTTTACATTCCTTATTGTCTGTACTGTAGCAGGAAAGTCCATTCTTGCATTGATGTTATCTATTAAATACATATCTGCGTTGCGTTTGCCCCATACTTGAATTGCCACTGGGTCGCTTGTATCTTCATCCTTGAATGCAGCATCTACTGACATTATCATTTGAATCATATTAGGTAGTTTATCGTAATACTTCCACCATTGCCTTTTGATAAGGTTTCCTTCTTCTGCCGTTGGTCTACCTTGGAATAATGCTAACCACGCTCTATTGCCTTCTAAAGTGGCATAAGTTAGTTTAAATTCTTGTAGCCATTCCTTATCCTTGCCAATCTCAGGGAATAGCGAATCACCTTTACAACGACCTAATATATCGTTGTCCTCTGCTTCACAAGGCATATTAATTACTTTGCACTTATTGGGTATTGTTGCTATTAACCTTCCGGCTAAATCATCCTCATGCCATCTAGTTTGAATCAGTATTACTTTACAATTTGCTGACCTTCTAGTATTAATGGAATTCATCCATTCTTCCCACATTCTATCTCGGTATGTTTCGCTGTCAGCTTCTTGCCTATTCTTTACCGGATCATCTATTATAATTAAGTCCCCAGGTTGACCTGTTATGCCTGCCATTATACCACGGCTTATCATAGAGCCTTGATGTTTTGCTATGCCAAATTCAGTATCACTTCTGCTATCGGTTGATAGTTCAATATTGAATAACTCTTTGCCAAATTGTTCTATTTTCCTTTTGTTCAACCTTCCAAACCTTCTTGCTAAGTCGTCACCATATGAAACCTCAATAACTCTTTTATCGGGGTTGTTACCTAAATACCAACTAGGCAATGTTTCAGTAACACACATCGATTTGCCGTGTTGTGGTGGCATACTGATAATCAATATTTCTTCTTTCATTTGATTGCTTAGTAGTTTCTCTATCTGATCACATATAAAAAGCAGATGCTTGCCTAATAACCATCTTCCCTCATGTACATATTCAACATATCTAGCATAGTTTGTTTTCGTCCGCTCCCTTGCTTCTTCCTCTAGCAGCCTTAAAAGTTCTAGTTCTGCTTTTTCTCTATCCATTGTATCACCTATTTTAAAGGCATTATATATATCTTTTGCCCTTCTATTTTCTTGATTTCTATTTCTTCACCTTTATCATTATATATAGCTTTGCAAACTGAACACATTGCGAACTGTTTTGTTAAGTCTTTATATGTGCCTACATGAAACTTATCATTCCCACATTTACATATTATCTCATTCATTCTCTTACCCCCTCCACATTGCGCGAAATATTTATTTTGTGCATAATTTTTCTAACTTTCCTTGATTTTCAATATATATAGCCGTCTTTTTTGGCACTTTTTACTTAATTTCTGCATAAACTTGCATATCTCTGTATATTTATTATATTATTTAAGTTGTTTTATACTGAATATTATACAGTTTTATCATAGCCTAATATCTTTTGATATTCTAGTATCTTCTTTTTGCGTTCCTCTGGTGAATATTCTATATTCTCATTCAAGTTATGTGCTTCTACTTTCTCTATAAATGCTGCATTAGTCTTAGCAATATATTCCGAAGCTTTTAAACGCTCTCTAAGGTCGATGTTATTATCCCTTAGTGTATTACTCCAAAACTCTTTAACCTCTGTCATATCGGCTATAGTGGCTTTATCAAGCTGTTTATTGCGTTGTTTTATATATTCTATGATTGTAGTATTCTGTAGTAATTTTGTAGTATTACCTCTTGCATTATATCCGGCTATCTTAGCAGATAATTCAGCATTGCCAGTCTTTATATATTCATCAGCAAACTTCTTTTGTTTTGCGTTTATATTATCTGCCATTGTACTCACCTCTTAATCTGTTAGCAATTGTTGTAACTCACTAACCCATTTCTTTATAGTTTTGTAGTCGCCTACACTTGAATATTCATATATTGCCCTAGTAGGTTCTAGTATTCTTGTTTCTTTCCATATCTCTTTAGGAATTACTCCTAATGGCGGTTTTTTATATATCATATCCATATCTACCCCTCCAAAATCTAATTTATTAAACATAATCTTTTATATTACTTATAAAATCATTACATATCTTAGTCGCTTCTTTGCTGTATATACCATTACTCATACAACATTTTTCAGTTTCGCCCTGCGCTATTATAATTATTTTGTTGATATCCCCTTGCAAATAATAGTTTTTTAATGTTTCTAATTCGATTAAAAACTTATCTATTTCTTTCTTCTTCTCTTTATTTTTTAACTTATCGCTAAGTTGAATTATCTTATCCATATTGACCCCTCCTATTTATCTCCTGCCCCCACCTTGCAGAAGTTATCCCGCTGACACTTTCAATCAACGCGCCTAATTGGGAACGAGTTTAAAGTCTTCGTCCCGACTTATATTCACATATCTCTTGTATGTGTTTAATAATCATTCTCTAACGGCTTATACAGTGCAATAAATTCACCTTTGCACCTTGTTATTGTTCCTTCTTTATCTACATGAGCTTCTATGATCCATCCGCCCATATTGGCTGCTATCTTCTTGCCCTTCATAAAAGGTGTTTGTGCTTCTGTTGTACCAGTTTCAAATGCGTGTATGTTTCGATATACTGGCAGATACATAGCTTTATGATGATGTGCATTAAGTAGTATATTTGGCTTCTCTCCACCTTGCATACTATCTATTAGCTTTTGTAGGCTATAACTCAATGCATATGCTGCGCCATCCCCAGGATGATTTATTTCTACTATGCAATTAGGTGTTATATTTACCTTTGCATTTCCCATACCTAAATAGATCATGTCAGATCTTTCTTTAGCTATTATCCTGCCTATGTTTACTCCACCATTCATTATGTGAGTATCATCATGGTTCCCGGTTATAAACTTAGTTGTTATTCCTTTTCTGCTAGGGTACTTATTTATAATGTAATCAGCTTGTGCATCTGCTCCTGCCATACCCGGCATTAACTCATATATATGGCTAGGTCTGTTCTTGTAAAAGCCGTCTGATAAATCTCCACCATTATAAACAGTGGTTATTCCTTCTTGTTGGTATATATCATATAAATGATTTAAGAAAGTTAACTGCTGCCACTTGTTACACATATGATTGTCAGATGTTGAGCCGAATCTTATTATCTGTTTGCCGTTCCAATTTTCTTCGTGCTTGTTTTCCTCAGGTACTATGCTTCTACAAAGCTTTATAGTGCCGTTATACTCATTTAGCAAATATCCTGCTTCTTTCAGATCATCAATAACTGCCTTAATAACTCTTTCGCTCTGCTTGTGTTTATCGCATAAATAAGAAATAGCACACTCTTTAGATAAATCCTTAAGTATGCTAGTGTTTAAATCTATATTAGGTTTAGGTTTATTATCATATCTATGAAATCTTCGTTGTACAGTCTTATATTCTTGACCTACTTCTTTTGCTATCTCAGACATACTCAACGTGGTTATATTTCTTAATTCTAAGGCTCTTTCAAACCAATCCATTTAATCACCCAGCTTTATATTATTTGCTTTACATAGCTTATTAGCATATGTTAATTCTTCTTCTGCGGTTAATAATGCCTTTTGTACAAGGCATCTACGAGATATATCAAGTTGTTTATTGTCTAGTAATTTTCTTTGGTAGTCTTTTAGGGTTTCTATGATATTTTCCATATGAACCTCCTAAAAAGAAGTAGCGCACCATTTCTGATGCGCCTTCTTGATCATATATAAGTGCTAGGGGGTAATTAGCACCTTTGGGTAACGTATGTATTATTGTCTACAATATAATTATACTGCTTCATTTTCGGAATTTTCGGCGACTTTTAGATATTTTTCACATTTCTTTCGTGGATAGCTTTCGTCATGTTCGCCGATGCTAAAAGCTACTTGTTGCCATGTAAGATTATTTATATACCTTAAGGAAATTATCTGTCGCATTTCCGAATCGGGTATCTTGAATATTTCCTCATTTAATTCTGCAACACAATCTAATATTTCCCCCAACTTTACATCATATTGTTTTCTTAGTCTTGTCAGTTTTCTGCTACAGCTTTCTATCCCCATTATGACTATATTGTGTTCTACAAAAGGGAAGTTGATTGCAGATCCTTTTACAGAATCACAAACTACATCTTTATTTATGGCATCTATTTGTCTTTTCAGCATTTTTGCTTCTTGACTAAGATAAAATAATTGTTCTAATTGAGTTTTATTAATCATCAGCTACCCCCTAACATATATTAAACTTATGTGCAGCGCCTACTATGCAGACTATCTCTGTAAGGTCTACAAGTCTTTTTAACCAATGTTTTCCGTCGCAGTATCTTATATATATCATTTCTCTATCTGCTGTTATATGACCATTTGTGACCTCGTCATAGTCATACTTTGAGCCGTTATATCTTCTGTCTAACTCCATGTAGTAGTTGTTATCATGGACAGACATAATCTTTCACCCCTTTATAAACTTTTAGCTATTTCATATATCACATTGACAGTAACTGAGTTACCGGCTTGCTTGTAAAGTTGACTATCTGAATTTACTTGTGCTGCCCTCTCGAAATATTCATCAGGAAAACCTTGGAGTCTGAAGCATTCTTTTGCTGTAAATCTTCTCAATTTAAACCCTGGTAGTAACACTCCACTTTGACAACTCGTAGTCAGTGTAGGTGATATTTGCTTTTGCACTCTACCTCTGCCAGTGGTCCCATTTATATGATCTAATCGTATACCATCACCTACAAAAGCTTCTGTATATCCTTGTTTAACATTATCTTTAATATTTACCGTTTGTGCATGCTGTTCACGTTCAATAATATACGATCCTGTTCCCTCCGCTCTGTATCTTGCTGTAAGGCAATTTGCGATGTTTTGTTGTCCTTGTAACTCATTAATCTTTCCGTTGCTGTTTCCGATAGGAAATACTTCTCCTCCACTGTATCTTCCAAGATGTCCGACAATAAACACTCTTTCTCTGTTGTGGGGTACTCCGAGATTCTTGCTGTTAAGCACCTGGTACTCGAACCAATACCCCAATTGCCCCAAAGTGTTGAGGATTGTTCCGAAAGTTTTTCCTCCATCGTGAGAAAGAAGTCCGGCAACGTTTTCAGCGAAAAGATATTTAGGTTTTCGTACTGCCGCCAACCGCATGACTTCAAAGAATAAACTCCCTCGTGTATCCTCGAAGCCACCTCTGTTTCCAGCAATGGAAAAGCTTTGACAAGGAAATCCGAAACAGTAGCAATCGGCATCTGGCAAATCTCCAGGCTCAACTGTTCGTATGTCTGTTGCAAAATACTCACTCTCCTTCGGCAAATGCATTGCTGCATAACTTTTATTTGCGTATTTGTCTATCTCTACATGACCTAAGCACTCATGTCCTGCCATTTCCATTCCTAACCGAAACCCACCAATGCCGGAGAAGAAGTCTAAGAATTTCATACTTTTTCCCATGGCATTCTTCCGATTATAACCTCAGTTATTCCATATTCCTTTATTTTATTTTTACAACTTTCACAACAATATGTGTGACCGATTAAATAAATTTTTCCGCCTTTTGTATTCTTCAATCCTGCATTTTGTAGGGCATCAACTTCTGCATGACATACTTGCTTGCATACATTTTTACATATCGCATACCCTTCTCCAGTTGGCATATCGCTTCGGGGACATATTTCTTGTGCATTTCCGCACCAATTTGAACCAATCCAATACTGACCATCATTCTCTATAACTGCAATAGTTTCTTGTTTTGCACATTTACCTCTCATTTAAACCGCCCCTTTCCCATAATTTTTACTATTCTCATTTGCATCTCTCCACATCATCCTTGCGTGGTTATGCACTTCTCTAAGTAATCTATATCTGCCATAAAAGAACTTCTGACGATCTGATTTAATACCTATTTTTATACTATCCAACTTCGCTGCATCATTGCCTATGGTGTTATATCTATCTGCTAGTATTAAAGCCTTTTGACTTATTACTAATGCTCCTAGATGGTTTTCATCGGTAAGTTTTGCATATGCTAATACTAAGTTGTAATACTCTGCTGATTCTTCAGGGAAGTAATCATCGTAACTCGATTCATATTTAGCTTTCAATAAGTTCCACCTCGATTCGTGGGTTATTCTTATCTACTTCAAAGCAATCTGTAAAGCCTTTTATCTGTTTCCATCCGTCATTTTGCAGTACCCCTGCTTTGACAAGTCCGTCTAAGATGTATTTTTTAGCAAAGCATATGTTATCGGGATCCATTTTCTGATTTTCACAATGCCATGTAAAATTAATTTGTACTTGATTATCTATAGGCTTTAATCGTTTTGCATATAGAGTGCATACCTCTGTATTGTCTTTTTTGATGTTCGCACCCATAAATCTATTAGCACGCTCTTTATTTACGTATGTATTAAGGTCTGTTAATTTGCCGGGAATGGTGAATTTAATCATAAATAATTCCTATCCCCCATGATCTTGCGAATTATTTCATCCTTTCTAAATCCACTCTTATGATGCTCTAAGGTTTTAACCAACTTCATGCACATTTTATAGTTAAGATTTAATACTTCCATTAGTTTGCTTACTGTGTAATAATCTTTGTAGAGTGTGTCCGAGAGGTATTGCTGTACCCCTCGTTTATACTCTAAATCAATGGACTTGTTGTGGTGTGGAGAGTTGTTCCCTCTGTGGTGGTCGGGACATAGGTTTTTATAGTTCCAATCTGCTTCAAGTCCTTTCATTTGACTTCTAAAAATTATATGGTGCCGTTCCGTATGTATTTGACCGCAAACCTCGCATCCTACATTATCCATTGCTTACACCTTCTTTAATCCATTGTATATATCTAAGTGCATCAGCTAATTCTTCCTCTAGGTGATTAAGCCGCTCTATTATACTAGCCGGATTGTCTTGCAACATATAGCCGTATTTATTTAGTCCTTTATCTACTTGTTTTTCAAGTAATTTTATAATGTGTTGATTGTATTTATCAGGCTTGTTAGGGTTTATAGTGCATAGTTCTTCTTTGTAGCCTAATACTTCTTGTATTTGATATTCACAGATACTTCCTATCCCTTTTATTTCTTCAATTAAGCACCTTCCCTTAGATTCATACTTGCAATCGTAATCTTCGGCATTACATTGATTCATTTTCCTTATCCCCCTTAAAATGTTCTATTGCCTTTGCTATAGCTTCTTGCATTGTTAAATTTAGCTTTTGGTCTTGGCATAGTGCCACAGCATATTCTGCTATAATAGGTTTTAGTTCTAGTAGAGTTGGTTGTTTCATTTACCTCATCCCTTTCTAAAACGGAAGGTCATCTTCTTCCTCAACTGGCTTAAATCCTGCATTATCTTCCTTCGCCTTACCCTTGCTGATTACCTCAAAGCCAAACACTGTCAAGTTATCGTAATATTTATCATTGGTTGCTTTTTCCTTAGTCATAATTGCACTTGTTAGTTCTATCCTATCTCCTTCGCCTAACTGTCCTGCTGCATCTTTTGCTTTGCCTACAAACTTTGTGTTCCAGAAGCTGTTGATGTACTTTTCGTCTTGACCTTTTCTGCCAGTGGTTAATGTTGCTGAAACAAACTTCTCTTTTACCTCTACCTTTTTGACAAAGGCTTTTTGGCCTTCTTTAATTTGCAAACTCATTGTTTGTCCTCCTTAAATTTATTGTATTATCAGCCCCATTGGTATAATCTCTATCTCCCCACATTCTTCGCTATAAGCCGTTTCATGTTCTACGCAATTCATTTCTTCCAATTCTCTAAGTTCTTCCATTTCTCTAGCTGCTTCAAGTTGATTTTTTATTCTAGTGCCTAAGTCGTATGTATTAGATTTAGATAAGCCATATTTTAATATCATTTCGTCTGTTGGTTTTATATCTACTACTGGACCCCATATCACTTGATTTAATATGCTTTTCATAGAGTTCTTGTCATTTAGTTTCATTGTTCTACCTCGCTAATTTTGACATCACAGCCGTAGTGTTGTTTTAATATTGCAAAGGCTTCTGTTGAGGATATCTCTTTAGTTGGTTTTTCACGTTCCCATATAAGGGTTCTGTTAGCAGTTTCATATGTTTCACTATCGTTTAGATAATCTCTGTTAAATGTAGGTTGATATATTTTCACTATGTCGTAGTTTTTTTCCTCATATTTGTATTCCAAATTTTCATTGATTGAGTCTAGTGGCATCCATGTTTTACCGCTAATTATGTTTCCGTTTTCCGTATTTAGTAACACCATGGCTAATTTCCCATCTCTTGTTTCAACCCACATGCCTGTTTTTAAGTCTGATTTTTTCATTGTAACCCTCCTATGATTAAATGTTTTTGTCTTGGCTGTATATACCCTCTGTATAATTGGTCTATTATTGCTAGTGCTACTTCAAAGCTTCCTTTCTCGCTAGGTCTTAAGGTATAAACTATGTCCTCTATTGGTTTATCTTCCTTCCACATCTTCCGTAATGTAGCAAGGTCTGATTTAGTCCATCCTAGTTCAAAGGAGTCTAGCGTTATATACTGTTCAGGTATTCTTTCGTGTGATGCTGTTCCAGGATTCATTGTGTCACCTCGTATGTATAAGAATGTTTTATTTGGTTATATTAGATAATGAGAAGGTCTAGGGTTTTTCACTATAAAGAATTTGCTGCTCTCATTTCCTCTAAAGCTTTTTTAATATCATCGTCTTGTATAGGTATTGGTTTCTCTACAAATTGATCTCCGTAATCTGTTTCGTATTTCCTTCCGTTGAAGTTGTCAAAGGTCTTTTTCTGATTAGGTTTAGGCTTTGCGTTATCTTCCCAAGTCCTTACTGCAGCTTTCCAATCCTTCATTTTGTTTTTACCTATCATCCAGCCTTTAGATTCATAGAAGTCAATCCATTTATTAGCATCTACTTGGTTATTACGTTCTTTGCAGTAAGATTTAACTTCTTCTAAAGTAGGAGGTTTGAAATTCTTGGAGCTTGCGACCTTGTATATATCTTTCTCTTTATCTATCTCTTTATCTATCTCTTTATCTATCTCTGTGTTACATTTTGTTACTTGGGTGTTACTTTGTAACAATTTTTGATTTTCTCTATGCCGTCTTACTCTTTCGGCTACTGATGTTTCACTTCCCATACTCTGTACTGCTTGGGGTAATAAAAATTCGTCATTTGCAATTTCTTCTATAAAGCCAACCTTTTGCAAGAATAACAATGTCATTTTTACGTTCTCGGGTTCTTCATCTAAAGTTAATGCCATTTCCTCAACGAATGTATCTTCTATACCTTCAAATACAATCATTCCTTCTTTTTTAAGGCTCAGTAGTTGCAATTTGAGATATATTATCGTGTACGTATCACCTCCGGCTATCTTCCTAAGTTTCTTAATTTCCTTTAGTGTAAAAAAATCATCCTTAAGCTTAAGCCAATAATACTTTTTGTCTGCCATCTAATCACCTCACTTTTTAACCTTTATCTTTACTCCGCATTTGATGCATCTTGTGCTTTTGATACACCCTCTATCTAACTTATCCGGTTCATGTTTACACATATTGACCTCCTACCAAAACACTCTATATCGTTTAGGACACCATTCAGGACTTGTGCGTATGTATTCAAACTGTTCTAGTGGATACTCTTTTCTTCTACATCTGTGCCTTATAAGTTGATTATCGTTTGTGCAGGAGTGGTATTCGCAATTGATGCATCTTGGTTCTTCCATGTTATCCCTCCTACATTAAATTATTGTGATGCGTATTACTTCATGTTGAAATTCTTCTCGCATATTGTGCATCTGTATTTATAACTTTTGTTATATGGATTTTTCTTGACATATATTATGTCATTGCATTTAGGACATACCGCTAAATAGCTTTTTCTAGGCTCTGTTTTTGTGCTATTAGGTTCGTGAATATACTTCCAAGCACTGGTACGCATACACTATCACCTGCCATAATATATTGACTACTTACTGAAAATCCGTTCTTTGTTAGTAAATCGCTGTCTGCATAATCAAACCCCATCAATCTAAAGCAATTTCTTGGTGTTATTCCTCCAATATGGTTTTTGTAAGCCATTATTGTAAAATTGCCTCCACCCTTGCCGTAATAAGCTGTTATTGTCGGATATTCTCTATTGTTTTGGAATCTTAAACCGCTTTGTCTTAATGTGATTACCGCATTTTCAAATTGTGGAATACCTTCGATTTTAATTTCATCAGCATTATTGATTCCTTTAACATAATCAATCATTCTTTGTTGCCTAGCTGTTAAAGGTCTAGTGTCATAAGGATTTATTATATCCGACCATTTCAATGTACAATTGCCTGTTGGAAATTCAAAATTTCTTGTATCAATATCTTTGCGTATGCTTACTATGAATACTCTTGATCTGTTTTGAGGTATAAAATCTTTTGCATTTATTATCTTCCAATAGTTGTTGTATCCTACCACATCAAGCTGCCTTAACATTTCATTAAATTCATCAGTGAATTTATTTGGCAAATTATCTACATTTTCCATGACACAATATTTTGGCTGCTTATCTCTAATAACTTTTAATGCATTAAAGAATAAAGTTCCCCTAATATCATTCAAGCCTTGTTTTTTGCCAGCTACGCTAAAAGCTTGACATGGTGGCGAATAAACTAACATTTCAAAATCATCAATCTTACTAGTGTCAATTTGTGTTACATCAAATAAATTCTTTTCTTCTGAGACATTGTGCAACAGTGAATAGGCTTTGCTTTTTACTTTATCAAGTTCACAATAGTTAATGAGTTCTATATCTATACCAATGTTTTTCAGTGCCTTTTCATAAGCACCAATCCCCGAGAATAAACTCACTATTTTCATTAATTTTTCCCCCTTTTGTGTTATACATCACGTTTGGTTGCGTCTATTCTATTGGCTCATAGTGCAAACTAAGATGCCAGCCCCATTCTCCATTTACATATGTTAAAAATTCTACAAAGCCTTCACAATCGTTTCTTGCAATATAAACCGTCAATACTTTACCGCTTTTCTTTTGTCTAACTTTGAACATAATTTTACCTCCATTTAATTCGCATTTTTATCATTTACCGACCTACTCTAAAAACTTATATATCATCCACATATCAAATATTAAGCATGATATAAACCAAACTGCACCTTGTACGATTTTCTTGCTAATGTTAAGGGCATTGCTGCCCGATCTTCTGTATGTAATCATAGGTGTTATACCTCCTTAGCTTTTGCTAGCGTTTCTTTAGCTTGATTTATTATTTCTTCGTATTCTTTGGATTTATAAGAAAACATACTATGCCAATCTATTTCGTCATCATTATCCTCGCAGCAATTTGTCATTATTTCTAATTGAGCAATCAACTCTTTGTTTATCTGTTGTAGCTTCTCATAGTTGTTACAAACTTCTACAATTGATTGTGCATTCTCTTTATCTTCACACCATGCATAAGTAGTTAGCATATCCTCTGCGCTAATCCAATGACCATCCATCACTTCTAATACTGCGAGCCTTTCCATCCTTTACCCCTCCCAAACTTGATTTACATTAAATTCAAAGTCGCTATCACATTCACTTGTATCTTCATGTATAGTACATTCAATAGGTTCTGTTTCTATGCAGTTGTTACAGTGTTTGCATAGGTCTAACATGCTAACTTACCTTGTCTTTGATATCATCAATTTCATTCTTTATATTGAAGTAATCTTGCATAGTCCAATCTTTACTAGCTGTTTTACCAGTTATTTCTTCGCTTTTGTGTTGAAGGTCTATGCCTTTATGTTTTGCAAGTTCTACAAGTGCTAACATTTGTACTTTACTAGGCTTTTGTGATTCAATATGCTTGAATTCTTGCTGTTCTTTATCTATAGTTGTGCTGCTTATTTTGTCAGGATCTTCACCAGTAGGTATTGCAAACGTTCTTAGCAATAAGTATTTATAACTGTATGTCATTGCCTTTCCAACACCTTTATCTTGCGTATCTACACCAGTTCCTGATGATGCCAATATTTCAAATTCACCCGTTTCAATATCAACTATTTTGTACTTGGTGTTTACTGTAGTAAGCCTTGATACTGTTTGCTTGCCGTTATTCTCTAGCAATGTATCATCCCTTTTGTGTTCTTGCTCTACTGGAAGTATTACTAATCCGTTCCTTATAAGACTTGCTCTGATTGTTTCTGTTACCTTTTCTTCACTGATTGCTTTGTATGAGCCACTACCGCCAGTGCTGACATTATCATCTTTTTTTAGATACCGAACATCTTTCATTACTTCTGATATCTTTTTATATAACATCATTTACAATCACCCTTTCGCTTTGATATAATTAATTGAGTTATTTTGTTTGAGCCTTAGTGGGGCTCTTTTTTATGCTATTTTGCATATTCACAGTGAAACAGCACTACATCTTCACATGGATCTTCACACTCATTATATTTATCACAATCTTTGCAACATACAGATTTACCTTCTATACTGCATTCACTTTTTGCACATACCCTCTTCATCCCTTACCCCTCCTATGCTGATTTTCCAAAATATCCTACACCATCGGTTGATTCGCCATTTTCTAATCTGCTTATCTTCAACTCTAGTTCTTCAACCTTTGCTTCGAGATCTGATTTAGTTTCATCAAAGTATGCAAAGTCCATCTTTTCTAATAATTCTTCATAAGCACTTTTATCAAGTTCTATTTCTAAGGCTCCCGTATCTTGACTTTCGCTACCGCCTAATTTTATTGTGCAATAGTTTACTTTGCCATTGCCGAAGCGATTTACTTCTACTGATAGGTTTGGATTTTCTCCAGTCATATTAACTTTAATTGGCATTGTTTATACCTCCTTATTGGATAATTCCTGATTTATTTCAGTCGTAGCAACATCCATGATTGCATATGTGTAACCGAATTTTATCCATTTCTTTTGGTCGGCATTTAGTGTAAAACCCGTAGCCTCTTCGTAGGTTTCAATTATGTCTGCAATTCTATCAATATGATTCATTCTTATACCTCCTTCAATAATTCGCTAATGCTTGTGTTCAACTCTGCTGCTATTTTGGTTAACAACCCTATACTTGGCTTTGCTTCGCCAGTGATGATTGCTGATAAATGTCCGTTGGAGCAATTAACTTTTATTGCTAATTCCTGCTGAGTTTGTATTCCAGTACCTTCTTTTTTATTTTTCTTGATTGCATTTTTAATTCTCATTCCTAATGGTGTCAAATTTTTTCACCTCACTTTCATTTCGCTCTATGTAATTATAGTACACTGTTACTGTAAAAATTATGCCTTAAATTTCATTTGTTTTCTGTAATTTAATTGTATCGCATTAAAATTGAACTGTCAATACACTTTTATAAATATTTTTGAACTATTTTTACACTAACAATTTTGAATAGAATTTTCACAGTTGAATATACTATTACAAAAGTGTGGATATATTTTTTTTAATTTAGTATAATATGATAAGTATGAAAAATTGGGGGGGTGTATTGTTTTGACTAGGGGCGAAAAGATACAAAGCATACTAGACAAAAACAAGCAAAGTAACATTGGAATAAAAAGCGTAGCAGAGTTATCTGAGGCAATGCAGAAAACCAAAAGCTATATATATCAGATAATAAGGAATGAAGCTGACCCTTCTATTGATACATTGAGGGATATTGCTAGATTGCTTGGAGTATCGGTTGGGTATTTAGAAGAAGATATAGAAATAAACGAAGATGTTATTTATTACAATGACGAGAATATATTAAAGCATTTATCTCCAGAACTGAGAGAATGGGTCTTGAAAGAAGAAAGTGTTCCTTTTTTAACAGTCGGCATGATAATGGATGAATCAGACTTGAGCAAATTGTCTACGATTAAAATGGGTGTGCTTGTAGATTGGCTGCAAAATGAGATTGCTAAAAGAAAGAAATAGTCTAATTATATATTGGTCGAATAATGTCGCATTATATATAACGATATACATTTATTTATAGAAAGAACAAGTGTAAAATAAAACTATACTGAATTTTCAATATGTTCTTACGAATATATATGAAAAGCATATAATTTTATACGAACACTTGTTCTATTTTTATCTAAACTCTGTTACAATATAACTACTACGTTATAAAGGGGATAAAATTATGCAATGTAGAGAGGAATGTGATGAATGTCTGTTAAAGAAGGTTAAAACTATCACGATAGGCGGTAAAAAAGAAGCTGTAGAATGTCCGGGAAAGAAACCTAATACATACGAACAAACTTAATCCAATAAAAAAGGCGAGGAATTAACCTCGCTATTTTTATGCCTTTATTATTCCTGGTCCTTTTGGATCTGTGTCATCCCAAGCAACTGTGATTGATGCGCCTTTTGGATCTGTATCGTCCCAACCTATTCTTTTGCCCTTTGGGTCTGTATCGTCCCAAGCTGCCACACCGATTGTTATTAATGATATAACTATTATCAGTACTACTATTATCTTCTTCATCTTTTGTCACCACCTTTCGCAAAGGGGTTTATATAAATTTTGCTTTGCACGTATGTATTATGATAAATGTCTTAACTCTTTCATTTGCATTGTTGCAATGCGTTCTTCGTCAGTTGTATCTTCAGGAGCTTCTTTGTAAAGCATCAAGGCTTCTTTGAAATATTTAATCTCTTTTGTTGCTCTGCCTTTTAAAACTAGCAAATCTGCTACAGATACAGTTCTGTCAATACTTTTCCAAAATCCGATAGATTGTTCTATTAAAGGTAGAACTCTTTGTTCTTCGCCAGTATTAATCGCTAGTCTAATTTGATTTTGAAAATTTCTGTATCTATTTATATCATCTATTATAAATTTTCCGCCATACTCTAATGCTTTTTTACATTCGGCTGCATTGCTTAATCTAAAATAGCAATTAAATATATGTCTATAGAGTTCTTCCAATATAGGGTGCATATCTGTATCGTTTTCATCGATGCTATTTATAATTCCACTGCATATTTCTAAAGTTTCGTCGTACATTCTTTGCTTGTATAACTCTTCAATTTTTTTTATATCTCTCGTAAGATCATACAATATTCTCAACCTCCTTGAACAATAGGTACTTATCAAGAAACACTCTGTAGTCGTAATTGTATTCTTCACAGTATTCGATTAAGTCCTTAAGTCGTTCTTCTCTTTGCTCTTTAAGTTGTGGCGATTTATAAAGTAACATATCTTTATCGAGTATATTAATATGGTCTATTAATAATCGTATGTATTTATTATTGCGTGGTTCGAACATGCCTAAAGCTACACTCATTGCTCTGTTTGCTTCTTGCATCTTGAAACTATCGATATGGGTACAATAAAACATTAACCTTTGTCTATCAATTCTTATTATCTGTTCTGCCATAAACACAGTATCCTGCTTTAACCCATATTCTGTTGTAATAACAAAGTGAGTATCTTGTAATCTCTCTTTATCTTCTTTGTTTTCTAGCTTGGTACCTAATAGTCCTATAACCAACTCTGAATTATCGTGGCAAATTTGCGTACTGGTTACTAAAAATACTCTATCTCCTTGTTGCTCACAGCCAATTCCATCTGGTGTATTTAGATACCAAACATCCGCCCTTCTTACTCTTTTTCGCATTTTCTTGAACACCCCCAAAACCATAATATACCATTATAATACCCATTGTCAACACTAATTATTACAAAAACTATTTATTGTATAAGCTAATTATTTTTAATACTATATAGCATAAAACGTACTTATTGTGTATACTACTATTAGTGGGGTGGTAGAATGGTTGTAGTTACACTTACAGAATTATTGCAAAGTAAAGGAAAATCAAGATATTGGCTAGAAAAGGAAACTGGAATCTCACAATCTACGATAAGCAAATTGTCGAACAATAAGACTTCTAGTATAGATTTTAGCGTAATTTCCAAGATATGTATAGCGTTGGATTGTGAAGTGAGTGATTTTATAAAGATTAAGGTTGATTGAAATAAAACTTGTCCATTGAGGAAGATTAATGTAAAATAAAGATAACAAAAAGCGAAAAACTCATTCCTTCTGCGACCAAACTTTAGGAATGAGCTTCTATGAGGTTTTTAATATTCTTTTACTTATTATTATACCATTTGCTTGAATTTATGCAAGCTTTTTATATAATATTTAGTATAGAAGATTAAACCTCCTTTCGCTTAAGATGAAAGAGAGGTTTTTTTAATTGGGAAAAGAAGATAAAAGTATTGTTAGGGTAGTTAAAAATAAAGATAATCCATATGTAATTATGAATAAAGAATTTTTATCTGATGATAGATTGAGTTGGAAAGCTAAAGGAATATTATCATATCTATTAAGCAAGCCTGATGATTGGACTGTTATAGTAGAACATTTAATAAAACAGTCTAAAGATGGTAGAGATAGTGTTTATGCAGGCTTGAAAGAACTTAAAGAATATTGCTACATGGAAAAATATCCGGTGAAAGACGATAAGGGCAAAATACTGTATTGGGAAAGTAAGGTTTATGAAACTCCATTTACGGAAAAGCCGGATATGGATAAAAAACCACTTACGGAATTTCCCGATAAGGAAAAGCCATATGAGGAAAATCCGATACTACTAATAAATGATATTAATAATAATGAGTGTAATAATAAATCTGATCTGATGGAGTTTGACACGATAGATGATTTACTCAGACATTATTCAGATAAAATGAAGTTGCCAGAGGATAGAGTTTTATCGGTTTACGATAGGGTAATAGACCAATACAGAGCAGGAAATATCAAATCATTCAAGAACTACTTTGAAAAAGCCTTAGTAAAAGAAAAAGAAGATTACGAAATTAATAAATTTATTGATGTTTAAATCAGTTATAAGCCATTTTACATATTCAACATATTAGTTTATGACTATACATAAAAACTATGCTCTAATCAAAGCATAGAAATTTTAAGGGGGTATTTCAATGGCAAAGGTAATATCAATAATCAATCAAAAGGGTGGTATAGGCAAAAGCACTACAACATTAAACTTAGGTTGGGCATTAATCAACAAAGGTAAAAAAGTATTGCTAATAGACTTCGATGCACAGAGCAGTTTAACAATCAGCATGAAGTTTGAACCGCATCTGATGAAAACTACAATATACAATGTGCTGAATGGATTCGACATAAGGGAAGATATAATCACTGATAATGAAAACTTCTTCTTTGTACCGAGCAATATTAATTTAGCAGCTGCGGAGTTGGAGTTGAAAGGCAAACACGATACTCTTAAAAACTGTTTAAAGCCAGTTATAGACTTCTTCGACTATATCCTTATAGATTGCCCTCCATCACTAGGAAATCTCTCCATAAATGCTTTGGTGGCTTCTGATGGGGTAGTGGTGCCGATGCAAACTCAATTTCTATGTTGGGAAGGTTTCGGCTTGTTGCAGAATACAATCGAGGAATGTAGGGCTTATAATCCTAAGTTAAAGATACTAGGTTTGTTGCCGACAATGTTCAAGAAGAATAATCATAATAAGCAAGTGTTAGAAATCATACAAGGTACTGGATTAGCTTTTAATGTGGTTATACCAGATAGAGTTGCTTTCCAAGATTCAACTGTTGAAGGTCTGCCAGTGTGTGATATAGATAAAGAGTTAGGCGAATTATACGAAAGATTAGCGCAGGAGGTAATAGATCGTGGCGAGCAAGGTTAATATATCAGAGAGGATAAAGCCGGGGCAAGGAGTCGGCATTTTTTTTCAGAAAGATAGTGAACTTAATACTAAGCAAGATAATGAAAAGGGCAATGCACAGAATGATGAACAAGACAATAACAAAGGTAGTGGAAAGAGTAGTAACAATGACAATAAACAAGGCACTACACAGCGCACTAACAATGTCACTAATAAGTACACTGTTGAAACCCCTGCTAAATCTGAATTGGTAGACGAAAGACTTGTAGCAAATGTTACAAGGTCACAGAAAAAATATATAAAAGAAACGGCTAAGAAGTTTGAAAATGAAAGTGCATTTGTTAGATATATGATAGATTATTTTAGGAAAAATATTGAAATAAAATAGTTGACAATGCGTTGCATATGCGTTACAATTATATTGTGGTGGTGGAATAGGTAGACACTAGTAGCAAAGCAGATGACGAGAGTTGGCAATGTAGGTTCGATTCCTACCTTAGTAATTTCTGCGGGGGAATGGCTAGCTCATAATGTAAGGTGCAAATCCTTACCCACATAAAAAATAGGTAATTAATGCAGATAATAAGAAAAGTGTGAGGGGTAATTTTATGGAATTTACATTCATTGAGTGTGTGGCATTAGTAGAAAGTTTAAAGGCGATGATTAATGATTATAAAAATAGAGGGTTCTCTGACGATTATATAAAACCGTATGAAACAGCTTTGGAGAAGATAGACGAACAATATGCTAAATTACTAAGGTAGTTGTATTTCAAGAGAGTTACACATCGAGGAGTTGATACATTGGTTAAAGTTAAAATAGATAATTTCCCTAGTATAAGGGTATCAGAAAAACTAAGGCTTGAAACAGAAAAGGCTTGCGAGGTTGAACAAGAGAACATTTCAGAATACATCCGTAAGTCTGTAGAGGATAGGAATAAAAAAGTATTAGGGAGGGGTAAGAAATAATGGCAATATGTAAAACTTGCAATAATGAGATGCTAGAAGGTTGCTCGTGCGAAAAGTTAATGATAAAACACGGTGGAAAAGAATATAATCCAATTAAATATGGTGAAGAAGAAAGCTTTAATAGAGGGAGTGAACCTTGCCATGATTGTGCAGTTAAAAAAGGCGGGTATCACCACATAGGCTGTGATGCTGAAAGGTGTCCTATATGTGGCGGTCAAATAATAAGTTGTGGTTGCATAGACGAGGAAGAAGAATAAAAAAGTATTAGGGAGGAAGTAGGGAATGAGATTTAATGTTGGAATTGAAGGTAAAAGACATTGTTTTGTTGATGTAGATATTACACTTGAAGAATATAGAGTAAACACAGATAAGGTTGTAGAAGCTATAAAAGAAAAATATGGGTTTGTAGGCATAATTGGATATTGTCCAGCAGAAGAGCAGAGCTTGTAACCCCTAGTATTATATAAGGGAGGTAAAGGGAATGAAATGCTTATTGCAAAGTCCATGCCCTCATCAATTGAAAAATTGTGAATGTGATGGTATTGATAAAAAATGTGAATATAGAGGAAAATGCAAAGATTGCGAATGGTATGGTAAATGCACAGAAACAAATATAACACAATAAAAGAAGGGACTATATAGTCCCTTTTATATTTGAAATTCTTTAATTAGTTTATCTTTCCTCATATCAGTTACTTTCACATCGGTAAACTTGAAATCGCTCTTATATTCATTCTTTACCCAATCTAATTGTACATGACTATCTAATTTAATATCGGTTATTTTACAATCTTTATGCTTTATATCCATGGCTACCCCCTAATGATATGGAATGACTATTGATTTAGATTTGCCAGTATAGCATTCTTTGCAATTGCCACAATCACCATTGCACAAAAATGCTCCGTTCCCTATTGCTTCTACAATTTCATTCTTTGGTAGTGCCGTAAAAGTCTGCAACCCTATTTCTTTAGCTTTTTCTATATGTGATAGTTTTGTATCGTGCCAAATACTATAAACCAAATGAATATTTACGCTCGATAAGTCCTCTTTGATGTAAGGTATTGACTTTGTATATGCTTGAAATAATATTTTTTCATTAGTTTTGAAGTTTTCTGCAATTTGTACCCATTTATCAAAATAGTCCTTGCTATAAAAATCTCCTGAGGTATGGATTCTAACATATACCTTTTTATTTTTAGTAGCCTTGCGCAGCAGCTGATATTCCAATATCTCTATAATGTCTTTTACAAAACTTTCTTTCTTTGTTTCTTCAAGATTCTTTTGCCTGCTATTTCTGACTCCTGCAAAAGTTTCGTTTTTCTTTGCAAAACATTTCTTTTGACATAAATCAGTTTTATAAGGGCAAGTTATTCTGCTTGGTAAACTCCAAGTTAAAAAGAACACATCATCGGTATTTTTCGATTTTATATTTCCTTCGCTTAAATGAATATTTTCATTAAGCAAACCATTACCCCCTAAATATTATTTCTATATTATCCTTCTCTATAAATACCCATTTCAAACTACTCTTGATTGAACTTTGTAGCCTTTCAGAACGATTTTTATTATCGGTTAATACTAATATGTCAGGTCGAATGTTTTGATTGTTCCAATCCTCTTTAAACACATCGGCATGATAGAATGATTCATAGGCTATAACCTTTTGTGCAAACTTTTTCGGGGCCTCGGTGTTTCGGTCTAACTCAACATAATAGGCTTTGCCTTTTTGCGTGGATCTATTTTTTATTATCATAAACATATCAGGCTGAAAAGTCATATTCATGCCATTGTGTTTTACTGTCCTTCGATTGTGTCTTTCTACTAAAAATGTGAGCATTTCATAATTGTATTTTTGGCATAATGCCAGTAATCGTATGTATATATCATTTATCTCTAAGCTGTGTTCGACTAAGCCTATTTGTAGCATATCGTTTTTAGATGTAAAGCTTTCATATTTTTTATTGAGCCAACTGCAAACCATGATTGAGCCTTTTTCTGCTAAGGTATAGACTTTACTCTCTCTAGCATAGGGTATATATTCAAGTATTAATACGTTTTCTTTGGCTTTCATTTTACGGAGCCGTCTAAGTGCAATATCCCTATATAGTTTGTTTTCCTTACCTTCTTCATCATATTTATAAAACAGTTCTGCTATTTGGTCGGTATTCATAAACCTATTATTATGAAGTGTGATTAACATTTGTTTATCTCTTTTGGTTAGTATCATTAGAATTCCCCCTCGTTCGTGCTTTTCGTTTTTGCATTAATCCTACTCTTAATATCTTCCTCCACTATGCCCCTTGGTGTGCCGTAAAGTTCCCTAGAACGTTTTTTAATCTCTTCCCCATAACCAAATACTTTTGGAGGTTTAGGAGCCTTATACTTGATTGCAGCCTTTTCCTTTTTGCCATCAACTAACCTTTTTGCAATGTACTTGAAGTTAGGCAGATTGATTAAATCATCTTCGAGAAATGGCTTAAGGAATCTAGCCAGGTATGGAGCATCTAATTCCCCTACTCTAAACGTGTATCTACTACCACAGTTTCCTGCTATGGCTGCAAGTAACCAGTCTGGGATTTGATTATTATATTGGTTGTATAGAGATATGCCTAGACGAAATTTCCTAGCTTCTGAAAGTATCTTGGCAAAGGATTTTGTTACATAGTTTTGGTATTCGTCGAGCGCTAGGAAGAAAGGTGTGCTATTTTTATCTCTAGTAAAACTTAGTAGTTGAATTTTGCTGACGATGATAGCTGACAGCAATTGACTTGTTTTATCTCCTAACCTTTGACTAAAATTACAGATTATTATTTTACCTTCGTTCATAGCTTGGAGTAGGTCTAGTTTTGGCTTACTCTGACATAGTACAAGCCTATGCACAGTTGGAGCAATTAATGCACGAAATTTATTGAGGGGTGGTGCTAATTGTGCTGATTTAAAGTCAGGGAAGATATTTTCCCAAAAGTCCTTGGCTACTTCATTTTTTACTTCAATGCTGCCGCGATATTGTTCACTGGTTAGCATCAAATAAGTTTCTAGTAAGGTTGATATTTCCTGCTCTACTACAGATAGGCTAGACATTCTTATCAAGTCCTCCGTTTGGGGACCGATGAACCCACTCCATAAAGCTTCAAATATACTTAGTAGCTGATTAACCGATAACTCGTTCTGCAGCTCTCCTTTTGTATCTGAATAAGCATTAATACCTATAGGCATTTCTAAGTCGGCAGGATTGATATAAATAGTTCTTTCAACGTCTTCTAAAGGTATCTCATTTAATAGGCTTTCTGAATCTTCTCCATGTTGGTCTATAAATAATATGCCACCGAATTTCTTTTTCTCTAATATGTTATTTCTGCAAAATACCGATTTACCAGTACCAGTTTGCCCGGTGATGATACTGTGCCTTAGATAATCTTCCAATGTTTGTGGCTTGGTGAAAAACTCTGATAAGATATAGTAGCCTATTCCTGAGAACGTGATTAATATAGCGAGATCCATTTTGTTTACCCCCTTTTTATGTAAGGCTAACGCTAGTGTTTTGCTTTTGCTAGGGGATATATTAGAAGTCGCCCGGGACAGAACCAAGGACTTCATTGTTCGGGTTTACATGGGGGAAATGGTATAATATACCTTATTGCCTTTATTTAGCCAAAGCTTGCCCCCTCGACTTTACTTTTCTTCTTGTTGTAGCTTCGAAGGATACTGATTTTATAGTTGTTTTACAGTCATATTACATACTATGTAAACCATATTTAATATTTGCAAGTACCACAAAATAAAAAAAAGGCAGCCGAAGCTACCCTAAATAATTTGAGAATTTTATTATTAATGCTGCTGCAATTTCGCCCGGTATAACTTCTCCTGCTCTAGCTTTTTTCTTCCACCAATCAGTAGCCGATAAGACCAAGGGAGATAATCTATGCAATCTATCTATAGCATCTTCTGTTATTTGTTGCTCAGTTTTAACTTCATCTAATGCGTTTATCATTTGTTGAAATGGGAAGTATCTACCCGGGCATGATGTAGGGTTGAATTTGTTGTGTGGTTCTATACTTACAAGATTTTTAAACCTTGCTTTGTGACATTTAAGCCTTTCTACAAGTGCATCAAACTGTGCTTTGGGCATATCCTTTTCGACTTCATAATCACCTTCGCAACATATACCATAGCTTTTGCTGTTCATATTCTTGCATTGTGCGCCGACATAATCCCCTCTGCCGATATATACAGTTCCATCTTTGCGAATATACTCATTGTAGCCAAAGCCATTAAAGCCACGCTCTAAGTGCCATTGGTGTATTTGTTCAGGGGTTGCTGTCTTTGCGTCGGGATGATGTATCACTATGAATAATACTTTATCGAGGTTTAAGGGTATTAATGAATTAGTGTATTTAAACTTAGTTTGGATAACGTTCATTTACGCTCCTTTCGATACTGATTGCGCAAAGTAAAAGCCTACTATCATTGTAACCATAGGTACAAATTGATCTGTAGGTATTTGACCTATCCACGCAAGGTAACAAGTTGTTACTGTAAAGGCTACTGTCATTAACCATTTACCTGAGGTTATTTTTGCTATAATTTTTTCTAACATATTAATTCCTCCTAAATAAATTTAAGCCCGGCAATAATTAAAGCCACAACTACCGCACCGCCTATACTCCAAAGTAACTGTGTGGGTTTCTGTGACCTTTCGTCTATTTTGTCGGCTATTTGTTTTATGCTTGTTTTGATCTCATTTAAAATATTGAATATCATTTTTATTTGTTCTCCGCTCACCGCTGCATTTTTCTCAATGTTAACTACTTGCGTTTCGAGTTCGTCAACTCTTTTTTCTAGTTTTTCAAGCCTTAATTCCATAATATTCCGACCTCCGTCCTATTGAAATAATAAAAGGAAGGTGTTATAATCTAACCACTTCCTTAACTGGGGGTATAGGAGGGGATTTGCTGTCACGGCTGCCCCTCCTATTTATATATAAAAAAAGAAGCCTATTCGCTAGACTTCCTTGAAAGGTTTATATTCGTTTTTCTGATCTCTGTTTCTTATGTTCTTCTATTGCTTCGTGGATATGGTACATTCCCAAGAATCCCATAAATACAAACACAAGAAGAATCCAACCATTATGCAATAATTCTAATGTCCAGGTAAAATTATCACCCATAACATCACCTCTACTTTATTTAACCATATTATTAGCATTTTTAGCAATATTTAATATTTTAATACGCAATGCTTCTATTTTAGCTTTGTCGGCTACTTGATCTAATTTTCTAATCTCTTTGTTAATATCCGATATTTCAAGCGATGCCTTATTTAGTATATTCTTAACCTTCTCTTCTGGTGTCACTAATTTAGAAGGTATTTTACCTATAATGTTTTTATCTGCTGCGACTCGCTTTGATTTATCGAGATTATCGTAGAAGTCTGTTAGAGTTTGATTACTGTATATTGGGTCTGCTTTAAATTGAGTTGTTAATGATTTTATAGGGTCGCTACCCTTTGTATTGAGTGGCAATCCATACTGTGCTATTATTCCCAAATATGACTTCATTATATAGTCAACTTGTTTAGGAGATACACCGCCGTTTATGTCCTTTGTCAATTCACCTATTTTCTTTGCAATCTCGCTAGTCTTTTCATCATACTGCAAATAAGGTGAGCGATTATCCATAATCATTCCTTGCGGCACTATCGACCTTTGCGCAAAATCTTTGTTTGTTGGTATATTATATGCTAAAGGTGATAATATATTATTCTCCATAGGGTTGGTCGGCGAAAAGTTTGTTGCTACAGTATTAGCAAATCCCTTAAACGCTTTATCCTCGCCTTTAGCAGCTCTTGTTGACCTTTCAAATAATGAACTAAACAATACCCCTAATTCCCTTGACTTAGGTAATTTTATAAATGTTCTAGCGTTGCCATTCTTGTCTAGGTCCGAATTGTTAGGAATTAAGAAATAAGTATCTTTTGTTCTATTATCTAATTCTTGATAGTTTGGATTATCTTTGTTGATTAGATACAATCCGATTGTAGGCGCTGTAATGCTTATTCCTGCCTTGGTTATTACTTGCAATGGATTGTTTTTCACTTCTCTGAAGAATTTATCTAAGCCTTGAACTCCTGCATTTAGGTATGGAACACCTTTGTCTAATGATTTTGTAATATCTCCACCCCTTGAAAAGTTAACAGTAACATCATTCGCAGCATACAAAGCCTTCTCAATATCCCCTGTATTTTCATATACCCTTGTAAACTCTGCAAGTCTTGGTGCTGTTTCTGTAAGATTGTTAAACTTTTCTATTGCTTTTATAGGATGGAGCATACCTTCTTTTTTAGTTAATTCGCTAGCTGACTTTGTGACATTTCCTGAATTGAAGAAGTTTGCACCACCACCGCCTACAGATTTATACTTTTGCAACATTTCGCCATTGGTTACGGCTTGTTTTCCTGCTTTTAAAAGGTCTGCTCCGAACTTAACAGGGTTCTTTTCACTACCATATACATAGGCTGTTGGAATATCTCTAAAAATATTCCTTATTGCAAAGATAGGGTTTTTCTGCGTTATGAGTCCTTTGTAAAGATTCATTGCATTGCTTATATATTTGATATTGTTAATCTGCTTAGGTACCGCATTTAATGAAGTTAACAAGTCTATATTATTAATCTTCATATACGTAGGCTTTCCATTTTCCATTACAGTTACTATGTTATCAGTATTTGCAAACATACCATCTTTTACGGCGATTTCTTCTGCAAATTGTTTCATTTTTTCAGGTGCTTTTCTTACAGATTCAAGAAGTGTTTTTCCTACTTCATTGTATTTTGCCGTTCTTATAGTTCTGTTGACCAGATTCATTATATTTTCTACCGGATTAACTATATCACGGTCTGAGCCTGTGGCTTTTTTAATTGGTGTCCTTTGGTCAACAAACTTACTTCTTACTCCTTGAGGTATTCCATCTTCTAAAGTGCTGAAATCTCTATTTGTAGGAATGTAGTTTTTATAGGCGTCCTTTAAGCTGTCGTACATTTCCTTATTGATAGTTCCTACATCCACTCCCCATGTACGAGTAAAATCGTCTATCCACTTTACAATATTATCACCAATTTTCTTATACTCAGGATATGCGCTTTCAAACCTTCTCGAAGCTTCTGCTGACATTTCAGAGGTATAGTCAGTATAAACCGCCTTGCCTTCTCTTGCTCTGTCAATATTGTTTCTGTGAAGCATATAATCCCAAAACTCATTTTCTTTGCCCTTAGGTATAACTTCTACAACTTCTCTGAGTGATTTATTGACCTTATTACCATTTATATCTCTTAAACCTTCTTTTAACACATTATCTACTATACCGCCTACACTTTTTGCATTGGTAGCCTTAATGTAAGTTGGCATATCTGCCTTCTTTATAGGATTGCTTGTGTCAACTATGCGAGTATAAACCTTGTTCATATTATCCCAAAAACCCAGATTCTCATTTTTCTTACTTGATACTATTTGAGATTTAGGAGGTTGCATATCTGTATATACCTTAGATGTTGTGATTGGTGTTGCTACGTTCGGTTTTAAGTTACTATTTACAATAGGTTGAGTATTTATATTAGGTTCTGTCGCAAGTGGTTTTAAATTAGTCTGAACTGTTACTTTATTATTCGGTGTAATGTTTAAATCTTTACGAATAGAATTCAGCAAAGGGTTTTGCATTGAGGCATCATCTACTGAATTTACAGTACGAGTAAAGCCTTGGTCAGTTATTCCTAAATCTTTTCTTATTGTACTAATTAGATCAGGGTTATCTTTTACTATTGCTTGTTCTGCTACTGTCAAAGGAGCGTTAGTCTTAATCTTGCTAAACAATTCATTCAAAGCCTTTGTGCTAGTCGGTAAATCATTAAGCTTTCTAACCTTTGCTATGTCTGATATGATTCCAAGTCCTATAACATCATCAACTCCTACAAATTCAGCGAGCGTTGAAGCTACGTTATAAGCTTTAGGATATTTAGTTTTTAACTCTTCAGTGGTTTTAGGTGCTACTGCTTCGATTAGTTGTGCGTTATTTACTGTGTTTTGACCAGTTAAAACATCGTTTATGCCAGTTCCAATACCTTTCAATAAACCTAAGCCAATGTTTTTTCCTTCTGTTTCTGCTTTGGTGACTCCTTCTCCGGCTCTTACACTTATTGTTGCAGGAGATTGTATCAAGTTATTAACCCCTTCAAGGAGAAGTGAAGCACCTTGCGCCCCATATCTTATGACTGGATTATCAACTTGATTTAAGCCTTTAGGTGTAATCTTAGCTTGTGGTTTTATTTGCTTTTTTACACCTTTGCCGACAACCAATTGCTTTGTAGGTTGCTTTGGTATTTGTAAAGGTTCGTCTTGTAGTTCTGCATTTACTCTTAATTGAGTAGGGGATAACTTAGGCATAGGGGTTGGCACTGTTGTTAATGGGGTTTCTTTTCTAAGTGGTACAGTTGGACCGGTGTAATTTGCGTACTTATCAGCCTTTAAATTAGCAGAGTAATTATCAGGATCTGCTTTTAACTCCGTTGTGCCATAGTCTTTATTTTTATAGACATTAGGAGCATATTGCAATTCTTTTTTGAATACAAACCTATCATATTCTTTAGCCTTATATTCATCGAGATTGTTTCTGTCAACAAGTCCGTTATCTCTGCCGTAATACCAAAATGCAGCCTTTTGCTCTGTAGTAAGGGCATTATAATGATTCTGTGATTTTCTGCCATGATCCCATGCTTTTTTGGCTTGTGCTGTTGTAGGCATTATAAACCCTCCCTTACCAATTTAATCCATAGCCACTATTTCCGCCACTTGAAGATTTTTGAACGGGAGCCGTATTTTTAGGCGGTACATATTTATTGCCTTGTGGCACACCTATTAATTGATATTCTCTAGCTGTTAATGGTGCATTTGCTTTGTATTTATCCCAAGCCATTTCAGTTTCAGCCTTTAATGCTGTTTCTGTTGCTTTTGCTTGTAGTATTTTCTGATTTTGCTCATATTGAGGTGTCATAGTTCCTACTGGTAATCCAAGTATAGGTGCTAGGTCTGCTGTGACTATACCTTGTTGTTGGAATCTATTTTGCGCTTCGGTTATCTTACTTTGTCTTTCGTTTGCCAATATAGCTATTTGCCAATCGTTTGAGGCATCGCCGTCATTCTGCAGCTTGTTTATTTGTGCTTGATAGTTATTAGCATATTGACCTATGGTAGATATAAATTCATTTTTTAACCTATCTGTTTCAGCTTGTTTAATGTTGGCTGTGTTAGTATCATAAGCCTGCTGATCTATTTTAGTATTAAGGTCTCGTGATGTTTGTTGATTTGCATAATCTGTCCAATATCTAGCATCGGCTTGTGAATCTCTTCCTTGTTGATATGTTTGTTGTTCTCTGTATCTAGCTTCTTCTCTTGCAATATCATCTTGCCTTTGCTTTTCGACAATCTGTCTTTGTGCTTCGTTTGCATCTATATCCGTGTATGCTTGATTCTCTGCTATCTTATTTTTACCTATAGTACTTTGCATCTGACCGCCAAATGTACTTTCGCCTAATGCTGCCACTCCGGAACTCGCTAACCCTCTTTGCGATAGAAACTCAGCAAAACTTCTTGAATTTTGACCTTTTACCGCTCTTGCTTGTAAGTTTGCATCATAGGTATTTTGTTTTACTTTCAGTTTTTGCGGATTTGTTATAGGGTTGGCTAGTGCGTTGTTTTTAGCTTGCTCTAAGCTTGTTATATTGTTTTGTTGTTGTATATTAGCGAGTGCTTGCTGTGGGTTTGTTGCAAAACTTCTTTCTGCTCTAGCGTCGTTTCTTTCGTCTCGACTTCTGGTCATTT